AATCCGAGTAACTTGGGAAGTGCCATCCATTAACGCCTACTGTTGCCATTTTTTAATTATACCACCTATGAAATTATCTTACTTCTTTTAAACATGAAAGCTGGGCACATGTACTTATTGCCAGAAACAAGTGGAGTTGAGGCATGAAAATATGGTTTTACTGAAGGGAATATGACAAGGCTGCCAGCTTCTGGCTTAATCTTTATATCCTGTTCTGGGAATGCTAGGTCTCCTCCAACGTAGTCATCGTTTAAATAAAGAACAATTGAGGCAGTTAGTCTTGCCTCATCGTCATCTTCTTCACAATCTATGTGAGGCCCCATTTGAGCTGGTGGGAAATACTTTCTTATTGTAACTTCATTCGGTAAAAACCCTAAATCTTTATTTAAAGATTCGGAATAGTCTGCTACGCACAAATTAATTGCATTAAGTATTGTAGCCACAATTAAAGCATATCTCTTATCTACATCGTTGTTTGACTGTGGGGCAGTGAACGCACCAGACTTGTATTCTCCAAAAATATCATTTGGGTTATTGCTTGATGTCCATCTCATCCATTTTGTTAAATGAGCATTTTCTTGAGATAGGCCATCTAGCCTTTCAATTTCTTTTACAAACTCGTTTGGGTTGGCAATAACATTTTTATAATAATAAATGTTATTATCAAGAAGTTCTTTTATCATTCTCTGCCTTCTGGCATTACTGGTTTGCCTTCTGGTGTTGCCCACTTTTTATAAATCTTTTCTTGTTCTGCTCTTACTGCCTTTAATTCTGTTGCCCAAGCTTCTCTCTGCTCTTCAGTATATTCTATGCTGGCATCGTCCCAAAATGAACCGATTGTATATCTTATGCCACCCTTTACTGTAGTAACCATATGCTCTCGTGTATGTCCACCAGCAAATATTGCAGTTAGACCAACCTTTGGCTTTATGTCGATATCGCTATCTTTAAACTTTAGGTGACCACCTTCAAAATCATCATTTAAATAAATAAATACCGCATACTTACTTCTTTCAAATGCTGTAGGGTTCCCAAGTTCATCTGAGTTGTCGGAATGATAGTCTGCAAAAGCGCCCTCAATCCATCTCTGTGCATGGTAGCTAACTTCAGAAACTTCAAACCCTAAAAGCTCTTCAGTCTTTGCTTTTATTTTTTCTTTGAGCTGATTAAAGAAATCTTCTGGCAAACCAAAAAGTTTTAAATTAGGGTCTGAAGGCCAGTATCCCATAGCTTCTGATCCGTAAAATGATATCTCATTCCACTTTAATATCTTGTTTTCAACCAAAAAATCAAAATAATTTATAATAGCAGAACAGGTTTTTTGGTCTACAAAATTTTCTACTATAAAGAATTCATCTCTTATTTTTGGAATTGGCATGTCAGTATCCTAAATTCTTTCTTTCAGAATATCTCATGTTTGCTGGGTTTTCTCTTTCAATTCTTTTTTGCTCCATCTTAGCCCATGTATAAGCTCCATAGTGCTTTTGATTTGCAATCCATTGTGGGTGACCATCATAATAGTATTGGATAAAGTTTCTTATAAAGAACTTGTTGCCATTTCTAATTGTTCTTACTCCATGGAAATAAGGGTCTTGTGAAGGAAATACAAGGATATCTCCAGCTTTTGGCTTATACGGGAAGTATTCTTCTCCTATATAAAACTCAATGTCTCCACCCTCATAATCATCATTGATATATGTTGTACATGTAAGCAAAAACTTTGGACCAGGCATATCTCTTTCTGAAATAATAAAGTCTGTATGGTACTGCATTGACATTTCATTGCCCATTGTATCAACATTTGCATCATATTTTGAAAAAGATGATGTCATCAATTTAGCTGATTCTGGCAATACAACCCCGTATGTCTTTTTGTAATCCTCGATAGCAGTATTATAAGCCTCATATACTCTATCTGAAAGCATCTTCTCTTCATCGTATCTTGGGCCAAATTCTCTAGGCTCATCTTCATTATGTTTTTGTTGAGAGTATGTTCCAAATATTGACCACTCGTCCCAATTTCTTAAATAGTATCTGCCTTCTGCATCGTGATCTGACTCTTTCATGATTCTATACAGCTCGTCAGCATCTGGGAGAAGCCCCTGGTATATTCTTACATTTGGCAAAAGCTCAAAAGATGTATACTCATAATTATTTGTCATTGTCTACTCTACCTAATCTAGTTATTGTCCAAAAGAATGGTGCGGTATATCTTGTTCCGCTTGTTACTTTTGTTACCCCATGAATATAGTTCTTATCTCCTGGGAAAAAATATGCAGCCCTTGGCTTTGGCTTAAACTTTATATTTTGCAATGGGAAGAATAGCTCTCCACCTTCATAATCGTCATTTAGATAGAATACGGTTCCTATGTCATACCAAGGAAACTCATTTTCTGTTCCAGCATCTGGACCTTCGTGGAGCTCTTTATCCGCATGTGGGAATTGCATTGCTCCTACTGGCCACCGTACTATAGCTGCGTCAGTGGGTGAAACTTCTACATCAAACTTCTCTCTAATGTAAGGAGTCATTCTTTTTACAACAAGATTTAATATTCTAACAACTTCTGGATCAGCTTTCATTAGGGAGTCTTTTGTTGCAACTCTATCTTCCCATACTCTGTGGTCATAAATAATATTTCCGTTTTCGTTCCACTGTGACTCTGTGACGTCCCAAATTTTGTTGTTTCTTGCAAAATTTAAAAGATATTCTTGCTCTTCTAGCGTAACCATGTCTTCTAGCTCTACTACATTGTCTGGAGAGTTCCCGAAATGACCAGATGGGGTAATTGACATTCTTGCAAACCTAGCTCTTTTTGTGTATTCCATTTTTCACCTATTCATATTTCTTTAAAGACCTGACGTTGAGCTTATACGCTCCACCATCTTTTGTTCTAAACTTTTTTGCCTGCTGGTTGTGCCTTTTTTCTATTTCATCTTTAGAATAGAATTTCTTTTCCATTTTCCAGTCTTCTCTTCTGTATGGTATTAACTGCATGTAAGGTGTTCCTGCTGGAATGGTGCCCTCAAAATCTTTTTTAAGAAAAAATGGCATTAGGCCAGGAGTATCCATCTTATCATTATCTATTATAGCAGAAGTGGTAATAAATGGTAAATCAAATCTATTTATTGGATGAATGTACATTACGCTATATCCATCTGGAACGGATGGTGCCCAGTTTGGATACCAGTGAAAATGATAGTCATCGCATCCAATTGGTGTTGGAAAACTTTTCATTGGCTGTCTCGCTCCTATAAAATCTTCATAGCCAGCTTCCGTTTTTGCAAAAGTAGTTCCATCTGTATTCTTTTTAAAAGTTATATTACATGGGGTTACGTAAACATATCCGCTTATAAATATATCAAGTAGTCCTGGGCATGATCTAAATGTTCTTACTGGACCGCCCTCTGTATTTAAATATGGCTCCTGGGTATTTGGGTCAATTTCAAATTTTGGAGCATCCTTAAACCATTCTGGCATTAAAGACTTTGTAGTTTGCGGGGCATACGAATCAGAAATAATGTTATATAGTCTATTAGAATGAAATGTTATTTTATTTGTCATTTACACGTAGCCTCAAAGTCTTGGTCTCATGCTCACCAATAACTTTTCCCTTATGATCCGTTGCGTTCCTATAGAAGCCCGCCCATTTACCAGACTGATTAATTTTATCTACCGTCATCCCATATTCTCTTCCATCGTAGGCTGATCCAACATAGCCCTTACCATCATAAAGATCTACCTCATATCCATTAATTTCTTTTAATGATATTGGAAGTATTACGGCAACTGGTGTGCCAGCTTTTACCGTTATAACTTTTCCTGGTGAAGTGACTCTCCATACAACTGGAACTTCTCCAGAAAAAAATGATGTTGTTAATAAAGTTGTAAATGCTTGTGCTCCATCTATAAAAAAGTTGGGGGGTGGCATTGTTAGAATTGTTGTGTTCTTGTCAGTCTTAAATGTAAGTCCAGTTATAAAGCTTATTGTTGCATTAGACCTATTTGTATGAACATATTTTTCGCCAGAAAGCACTTTAATGTGTATGGGTTGGCTATCTGATATGCCGTCCCAGATAAAAGATATATCTTCTGGAAAGGATATTCCCCATCCTAAAGTATTAGATAAGCTGACTGGGAAACAGTTATATGCATGTCTGTCTGCAGTCTCATCCATCCATTCTCTATTTACTTTTATTTGTTCTATTTTTGCTGGGTTATCGCCAGTTTTAAAAACATTTATTTTACGCATATCCATCTGTATACTTCTTTTCTATCTCTCGATATGCTGGTGTGTGTGGTGCTTCTAGGTAATCGAGCATTGTTACTATAGAATACTTTGTTCCGCTTGTTACTGGAAGTGAGGCGTGAGAGAATAAGTATGAAGAAGGGAATAAATAAAGGTCTCCTGCCTGTGGCTTTATTTTTAAATTAAACTTATCAAAAAATAACTCCCCGCCTTCGTAATCATCGTTAATATAACCAACTGAAGATAGTACACAGATATAGGAATATCCGTGGTCAGAGTGTACTTGAAAATGCTGCCCTGGTCCGTATTTAACAAAATTAAAAGATTCCCAGTAATTTAGTGGTGCAAGGTTAAATTTTTGTCTATAGTCTTCTACTGGGCCTAGCTGTGCATCTTTAGCATTTTCCCATATTGATTCTAGTTTAATTTGATCTGCGCTTTTGCCATCATCGTCCTGCTTATTTTTCTTAATTTTAAAATCAAATGCGTCTCTATACTTTAAGTCGCTCAAAGCATAACCAGTTGTGGCCTGCTTCCATTTATAAGTTGCATGTGGTGAGTCTGAGTATCCGACACCTTCGGCATCTGGGTCTCTGGATAAACATTCTTCAAGCCTGTTAATCAAATCCATTTCTTTTGGAAATACATTTCTATATACAAGAACTCCTGGTGCTAACATCTCTGGCTGATTCATACTACCCTCCCATATTCAATTTGCTTTTATTTTTTAGTCTAACAAAGCTGTCAAACTCATCTCCATGAGAATTATCATTATAATCTGTCATTGTTACTACAGAGTACTTTATGCCATCAGAAACTGGCATGGCTGCATGTGAAAATAAATATGTTGAAGGGAATATATAAAGGTCTCCAGCTTTAGGTTTAATTTGTAAACCAAGTTTTGGAAAAACAATTTCTCCGCCAACATAGTCATCGTTTATATAGCCAACTAATGAGACTGTTGACACGTAAGAAAACCCATGATCTGCATGCTCTTTAAAGTAATTACCTGGACCATATTTAACAAAGTTCATTTTTTCCCAGAAATTCATTTGTATGCTATACATATTGCAATAGTCTTGAAGAGCTGGGTTTTGTGCGTCATACGAGTCTTGCCATATTTTTTCAAATACAATTTGATGCTTGTCTTTTTCTGGGAAGCTTGTCTTTTCAATTTTAAAATCAAAGCAGTCTCTATAGTCTATAGATTTCTTGCTGCCTCCGACGGTGGCTCTTTGCCACCTATAACCTTTAGACAAAGAAAGCTCTTCCTCTAGTCTTTGGGAAAGATTTAAATCTTTTTTAATTACATCTCTGTAAACCCAAAGTCCAGGGAAAAGCTGTTCTTTTGAAGACCATGTCTCCGATAAATCATTTTGCATTTCTGCCATTAAGCCTATCATTTATTCATTATGACATTTAAGTATATAAATGTCAATTATTAAAATAAACAGCTTTGTATATTAGATCTTTAAGTTGTGTAGCAGAATTCCTTCTGCAACGAACCAGTCTTGTGGCTCTGTATTTAATCTATATACTGTTGCTACTCCATCAACCATTGTGATTGATTCGATTAGCTCATCTGTTAGAGATCCATCTTCATTTACATGAACAAGGTAGTCTCCTTCAACTATATCTGCTGAAACTTGAACCTGGTACATGCCTTCTCTTTTAATGAATACATGCTGTGCTAGAGATATCTTCTTTGACTCGTTGCCATTGAAATACATTACCTGCGGTACAATTTTACCAATTTTTGAAGTTACTGTTGCTTCAACATTTCCTGAAGAAACTAAGCTATCTGAGTTCCATAGTGATAGATCAAACTCTGACTCTTCTTGTGAGCCAACTAATGGGATTCCAGCCAAATCTACTGAGACGATTGTATCTCCAACTGCTAGATCTTTAATAGCTTTCATTCCTGTTGTTGTTTTAACAAGCGTGTTTTCTTCTATGCATCCGCCAAAACCTGGAGGAGAGAAGAACCCTGGAGGTGAGAAGAACCCTGGAGGACCGAAGAACCCTGGTGGTGCAAAGAACCCTGGAGGACCGAAGAACCCTGGTGGTGAGAAGAACCCTGGAGGTGCGAAGAACCCTGGAGGTGCAAAGAACCCTGGAGGTGCAAAGAACCCTGGAGGTGCAAAGAACCCTGGAGGTGCGAAGAACCCTGGTGGTGAGAAGAATGAAGGTGGTGAGAAGAAGGTTGTAACTGAAGCAGAGGCACCTGATGCAGCACCATTTCCGTTAGCATTGGCTGCATAAACAGTGTATGTCTGTGCAGTTCCTTGTTCTTGAGTAACGTTTACTGATGTAGAGGTTGTATTGCCAGACTTTCCATCAGATGATGCCCAGTAGTATGCTGTTATTGCTGATCCACCATTTGCTGGTACTGGCCAAGACACTACGTCTGTTCCTGCTGTTGAAGATGATGCTGAAACAACACCAACTTGAGCTGGGACAGTAGTGGGTGTTGCAGCACCTGAAGTAGTGGTAGGACCGTTGCCAACTGCATTAGATGGAGTTATTGTAAATGTGTATGATGTTCCACCAGCGAGGCCTGTAAAAGCCTTTGTGGTAGAAGTTGATGTTTGTGTTGTTGTTGCTGGACTTGACACTATTGTATATAGTGTTGCTGCTGGTGAATCGGATGGAAGCGTCCAATCTAAGTTCACTGAACCATTATTGAACGCCCCTCCGTTAACACCAGTGGCAGTAAATCCAGTAACGGCCTTTGGCTCCAGGAAGTTGTCCTGTGCTGAAGACTTAATACCGATTTTCTTATTTGCCATTTTTTATCTCCTATTATTTTTTATCTAATTAAGCTGACAGATCGCCAACAAGTACCCAAGTATTTGCTGCTCTCTTTATTAATGTTGCTGATGACCACTGTGCACGAAGCTTTAGTCCTGGAGTTGCATTTACTGTAACTCCGCCTGCTGCTGCGATATCTACTGCGCCTGCGCCCACTCTTAGAACATCTAGTGATGTGCCGACTGGGAATGCAACCGCTGCATCTGTTGGAATTGTAACTGTTGTTGCTCCTGCTGCGTTCATTTCAATCATTGAGTCTTTTTCGTTAATTGATGAAAGTGTGTAGCTTGCTGTCTTCTGTGAAATTGGTGTGGCAGATGGAACCTTGCCTGCAAGCGCTGTTGTTACAGTAGTTGCATAGTTTGCATCATCTCCAAGAGCTGCAGCTAATTCATCAAGTGTGTTTAGCGCTGCTGGTGCTGATGCAATTACTGCATTTACCTGTGCTGTTGCATCTGCAATAGCTTCTGACTTAGCAGTTGCAATTGCTGTAGCTTGTGCTGAAGATACTGGCTTATTAGCATCTGCTGTGTTATCAACGCTGCCAAGACCTAGAGTAGCTGCTGTTACTGCTGCAACTTCTGACTTAAGTGCTAGAAGCGATGTGTCTGAAATTCCATGTACATTTGTTGTATCAGAGTTGTGATCTGAAACCTTTGTGTCTGCTGCTGCTGCAGCTGCAGAAATAGCAGCTGTCTGTGCATTAGAAGCCTTAGTAGTTGCATCTGCTGCTGCTGCATCGATGGCACCCTGAGCCTTAGTTGTAGCGTCAGTTCCTGCTGCGGCAATTGCTTCTGACTTAGCAGTTGCAATAGCAGTGTTTCTATTTGAAACCTCTAATGTTATTGCAGATGAAAGAGATGCTGCTGCTGTTGCTTCTGCTGCTGCTTTTGCAGCATCTGCTTTTGTAGTTGCATCTGCTGCTGCAGTTGAAACTGAAGCTGCATCGCCTGATACTCTAAGTGCTGCTTCTGCTGCTACCTTTGTAGTAGCGTCTGTTGCTGCAGTAGTAATAGCACCTGAAACTGCAGTTGTACGATCTGAAATTAGATCGTAGTCAGCAATTATTGCACCTGCTGGGATTGTTACTGTTCCAGTAAATGTAGGTGAAGCTATTGTAGCCTTTGTAGCCAAGCTATTTGTTATAGTTGTTGAAAAGTTTGCATCTGATCCTAGTGCATCTGAGAGCTCTTTTAATGTATCTAGGGCACCTGGTGCGCTGTTAACAATATTTGAAAGCTGTGTTGCAACATATCCTTGGTTAGCTACCGCTGTAGGTGAGTTTGAAAAATCAATACTTAGAGCTCCAGTTGTAGAGTTATAGTTAATACCATTGCCAGAAACGCTTATCTTGTTTCTTACTGATGAATCACTAATCTGAGCTGCTGGTATTGTGGTGTTTGAATCTAGTGAAGCAACTCCGTTTGCAACCCCTCTGTCTTCAAATGGAATGTATGTTAAGTCCGCTGTGCTTACTAGGCCTGAGTTAGATGAATCTACATATGCCTTAGTTGCCCAAACTGCATCATCGATAGCTACTGTAATTGTGTTAGCACCATCATTGTATGTCTTTGTAAGACCTGTTCCAACTGCAAGGGCTGAATTTATTGCATCTTGTGCAATTTCTGTAACGCCAGGTGTATCTGATGCACCGTATGAAAGTGTGCTCCAAGCTCCTGTACCGTTACCAAACTTAAACTTATTTGTGTCTGTTTCGTATCCCATTTCTCCTGCTGCTAGAATTGGGTTTACTGAGGTCCAGTCTGCTGCGACGCCTCTTCTTACTTGAATTCTTACTGTTGACATTATGCCACCCCTTATTTTATATTATTTGTAAATTATACCACTGAGCCCATTACAATTAAGCGTTAATTGTGCTGGAGTCAAAGGATAGATCGTATGAAGTTGTTGAAGGGGTTCCGCCGTCAGCGAATTTAGTCGCTGTTGTTACAACCCCGTTTGCCTGAACTGTATAGACTGGATTGCCATCGTAATCGATTGCTAATCCAATATCCATAAAGCTAATTGCTCCAGATGTATCTACTACATCTGTTGTATGTGCTAAAGAGACCCAAGTTCCATTAATCTGAACCTGTAGTCTCCCTGTTGTTTCATCAAATGCTATCGGGGCGGTGCCTAATACAATATTAGAATCAAACGTAGCTGTACCAGCCACATTCAATCCATTCTTTACTCTAAAATTCTTATTTACTGTTGCCATTTAAGTTCACATATCCCCTAATTGTTATTTGGTGGGGTTTTGAAAGGACCCCATACCTTTTTATTTAATTATTTAAGTAGTGTTCCAGATACTTTAACTGTTGAGTTATCTGTTGGTGTGACCTTTACAAGAACATTTGCACCAGATACTTCTGCTGTAATCGTTCCTCTTGATCCATTAGTTCCAACAATTGCATATTCTGTAATTGCTACGTTATCTGATGCATCTAGTGTTAATAGAATTTCAGATATTTCATTGTGTGTTGCGTTATCAATCTTAACAAGTAGCTTAGCTGAACGATAGTCAGCCTTTGCCCACTGGTAAGCTGTTCCAGCAACTGATGCTGTTCCAGATGATGAAGCTGCAATTTGCTTTGCTTGATCATTTACGTTTAATGCTGTAAATGCTGTTGTTCCATCTTGCTGAGCTGTATTAGCAGCTGCTGCAGTTGCTTCCGCTGCTGCTTGAGCGGCGTTAGCCTTTGTTGTTGCATCTGTTGCTGCTGCAGACTGAGCGGCGTTAGCCTTTGTAGTAGCGTCTGTTGCTGCTGCAGACTGCGCTGCGTTAGCCTTAGATGTTGCATCTGCTGCTGCAGTTGCTTCGGCTGCTGCTTGAGCGGCGTTAGCCTTTGTAGTAGCGTCTGTTGCTGCTGCAGACTGCGCTGCGTTAGCCTTAGATGTTGCATCTGCTGCTGCAGTTGAAACTGCTGCTGCGATATCTGTTGTTACTTGGGCTGCGTTAGCCTTTGTTCCAAGAGCTGTTGTGATTGTTGTTGTGTAGTTGGCATCATCATTGATTGCTGCTGCCAATTCATTTAATGTATTAAGAAGTGCTGGTGCACCGTCTACTAATGAATCTACTGCGCTTGAAATTGCTGAGTTACGGTTTGTAACCTCTGTTGAAATTGCAGTTGAAAGAGCTGCTGCTGCAGTTGCTTCGGCTGCTGCTTGAGCGGCGTTAGCCTTTGTTGTTGCATCTGTTGCTGCTGCAGACTGAGCGGCGTTAGCCTTTGTAGTAGCGTCTGTTGCTGCTGCAGAGATTGCTGCAGACTGCGCTGCGTTAGCCTTAGATGTTGCATCTGCTGATGCTGTGGCTTCTGCTGCTGCTTGAGCGGCGTTAGCCTTAGATGTTGCGTCTGCTGCTGCAGTTGAAACTGAAGCTGCGTCGCCTGATACTCTAAGTGCTGCTTCTGCTGCTACCTTAGTAGTAGCATCTGTTGCTGCTGCAGAGATTGCAGATGATGCTGCGGCATTAGCCTTAGATGTTGCATCTGCTGATGCTGTGGCTTCTGCTGCAGACTGTGCTGCTGCTGCTGCGCCTGCTGCGTCAAATACGCCAGACTTGATAGAAAGCTTTCCAGCTCCGCTAACTTCAAGCTGTGTAGATTCTACAGACTTTACTAGAGTCGCTCCACCTACAAGGTTGAGGATGTAGCTGTCTGATCCTGTTTCTCTAAGGATGTTTTGGCCGTTGATTGTACCTGTTGTACCTTCAACAATGAGGCCTGATTTAATTCTAAAGTTTTTTACTACTGTTGCCATTTATATGACTCCTCTTGTTGCTTTTTTTTGCTTACGCCTTAATTGCGGTTCTATAATACTTAAAAGTAATAGATCCACCATTAGGGGTGACTCTTAGACTAATTATACCTGAATTTTCTTCAAATGTATAAGTAAATAATGAAGTATCTGTTGTTGAAATGATGTCTGATTCTGATACTAGAATATCAGTTCCATCATGTGTTGCTGTGATGTTTGAAGAGTAAACATCAATTCCTTTTTTAACCTGTATCTTGTAGTGAACTGTTCTCCATGTGCTTTTTGCAAATGAATCTACATTTGTAGCATTTTCAATGCCAGTTACTTCAAGATCATTGTTCCCGTCCAGACCTAGGAGCTCTGAAATGGTGTCTGAGGTATTTGCAATTCCTTGGACGGCTGTAGAAAGAGTGTTGACTTTATATGTTAAAGAGTTTGCATCAGTTGAGTTAACTACACCAACTGCTGTCTCAAGAGCTTCAATTGCATCGTTTGCATCTGCGTGTTGCTGGGCATGGCCCACCAATTCGCTTGAAGATGAGGGATTGCTGAGATTGTCTTTACTTGTTGGAAAAACCGTTGCCATTTATAAATCCTCCTGGCGGTGTTGCGTGTTATCTTATTATACCGTATGTCTTTTATTCAAATTGGAATATTTACCATTTTGATAGTGGGCATGTAGCTTTTGCAAGCTTTGTTTTTAATGGCATCACACATCCACATTGTTTGCACTGCTTGGTTAAATCTATAAGCTCTGGGCATGCCTTACATATA